GCACCGGAAAGGTTTCCCCTCCTCCAGCTTGGCACGCTGCGGCGTGCTCAGCAAAGCGGCGAAAAACGGCTTGGCGCAATCCCTGCACGTACCATGCAAGTCTGCGGCGAGCTCAACCTTCAAGCTCGTCTTTGGCTCAGTGGCATTGTTATCGTTGATGATCGACTGACTGTCGACGGCTTTCGCTGCTTCAACGACTGCTTCACGCACGTCATCCCTACTCTCTGCACAGAGCTCCACTTTGACGCACATGGGGAACGGCTTTCCCCCTTCGCTCGATGGTGCATCGGTCACCATGTCGGGCGGTGCCACGATAGGCATGGGTCTGAAGAACCTGGGCGGCTCGAGCAGTCTGTTAGGGTCAAACAGACACTGCCCTAAATAGCCTGGCACCAAATCCAGCATGAGGTCAGGTCGACGCTTCATCCAGAAGTCCTCCATCCATCCATTGACGTTCTCATTTGGGAACTGCGCATCTCTAGGGAGAGCCGCATAATACCCCGCAACATCCGTCACAATCGTGGTTGGGCGGCCAAACGCGTGGACAACTGCTGAAGCATAGTCGCCGATGAGCGGTGTGTTACGATCCGAGAGGTACAATCCAATACAGCGCTGGGCTAGCTTCTGTTTGGGACTCATCTCGGCCACGGCTTGCATCTTAGGCGCGACATTCAATTTCGAGCAGATTCGCGAGAGGTCGCATGTTGAGGATGGGTCACCTCTGAACACATACCTGCCGTAGTACCTGGCGATGAAGTTCACCCCGTCTTCACCATCAGATACCTCCTCCACCTCGAGGACGAGGCCCAGTGCAGCCCCTACAGCGATCAAATGCTCCTTGTTGATGTAGCGACACAAACTATCATCACCCATGTAAATACCGCAGCGTCGGAGGGCCTCCTGCTTGACGCGGAAGCCGGTTGGCAGTCGCTCCGTCATCGCGGCCGCGAAGTCCTTTGCCCAATTCCACAAGGTGTTCCCCACCGTTGTATCAGCAAATCCGGACCCGCGACCACACAACTGTTCATATGCGACGCTCCTAAACACTACGGGGCAGCAGTGGCTGGCCTTGGCACCCTTGACTAGCTCATCGTGCGTACTGGGGTGAAACACTCCCAGATACACACTCAGCTCCCAGGCTCGTGCCACGGGGCTTACAGAACTGTCGAACTTGTCGCCGTCCGCCATCGTCACTTTTCCCTGCTCTTCGCACACCTCGGCAACGCGCCTCGCGATGCTCGCGGGCGTCATACCTGGGGCGTACCATCCCTCGCCATCGACCCCGAAATGCTTCACCATCGCGCGGTGGAACGGGATCATATAGCGAGACCACAACAGCTTGTGTGCCGCTTCATCTGGACTAATGATGCGCGGTGCTGCAACCTTCTGCGCCGGCTCAGCCTTCTCGAATGCACGGATCGGCGATTCGGAATCTAGCAGCTCGGCCACCAGGGCTCCGGTGTCCAAGATATGCTGCTGCTGAGGGGTGGGCTGGCATTCACGAACTTCG